TGGTTGAGGAAATACAGAAGAGGAATATCACTATTAAAAAGAAAACAAATTTACAACGACTACTAAAAGAGGAGGAATAATGAAGGTACACGTCCACATAAAAGAGAAAGCATTCGATAGGGTTGTCGCACGAACAAACCTGACACTTGAACAAATTGCAAAAAAGGTTAAAATAACTTATGGATACTTAGCAAGCACCAAGAACGAAAACTTGCCTGAGTATAGACCATCTAGTTTGTTAAGAAGCAGACTAATGAGTTTATTTAAGAGTAAAGGTGTTGAGGTAGAGTTCGATGATATCTTTATTATAAAAGATGTTGAAAAGCCAACAAAGAAGAATGGAAGAAAAAAGACAGCAAAAAAGTAAAGAGCAAGATGTCCATAGGGCAGTTGAGTTGACCCAGAAGATGATCAAAGGGGAAATAAGCCGAGAGCAATTTGATCAAGAAATGGCTTACTGGAGTTTGCTCAACTTTTTCGATGACATTAAGTATGTAGAGTTCCCTGCCCCGCCTGCAGAGATGATACAGTATTGGCAACTTCCTGATGCGAATAGAGAAACAATAAGTAGGGAATTTTTTCAGAATGAACCAGTAAAGAGTTTTATAGATAAAAAGAACTATGCTATTAACAGCAACAAGAAAAGCATAGAACTATTAAACGATATATATGAGAAGCTACCAGAGAGCGACGAAGAGAACAGGCAGAGGGTCAAGGAGAGGCTTGATAGTATATCTAATAGGTACAATGAAGATATAACACACATGGCCGAAATGAGGGAGTCGGATATCATCTAATGAAAATACTATCTATAGATCCATCGATACAGCACGTCGGGGTTGCAATAATTAAAAACAAAAAGTATATGGATTCCTATACTATACACACCAAGGCATCGGAGAAACTTGAGGACAGGCTTAAACGGATAAGCGATCATTTCGCAGGGCTAGAGGAACAGTTTGATATAGTCTTGATTGAAGAGGCGGACGCATTCATGAGGATAGGCGATTACAGCATTAAGAACGTGAGGCCTGTCCAATTATTGATGATGGCAACAGGGGTGATAATTGGATCACTAATAAATAGATATAGGATCGAACTCGTACCAGTGAAGGACTGGAAGGGCAAGACACAAAAGAAATGGACGCAGATAATCGTACAACACCAAGTAGGAAAGAAGCTGAATGACCATGAGTCCGATGCTTTTTTAATGGCAACTAACTGGGCGCAGTATTTGTGCAGTCCCATAACCAAGAGGAGAATAGAGTATGAGTCAAGAAATCAAATATAAAAAATTAAAGGGAGGAGTTTATGAAGTCCGCTCTTTTAAAAGATTAGATAAAGTTTATACCATTGATGTTATAAACGGTACTTGCGATTGTATGGCCTACCTTATGGGGAAGACTTGCCCGTGCAAACATATAAAATTTATGAGAGAGGAACTGATCAATAACTGGGAAGCTGAATAAAAATCATAAACATCTTGACATAAGTTTGATATTTTGCTATTTTATTTTCAGAGACGTTCTAGAAAATTATAAGAACTCTGAAAATAGGAGTACCATTGAAGAAAATACTTGTAACTGGTGCGTTAGGATTCATAGGAAGCCACTTCATAAAATATACTTTAGAGAATCACAAAGATTACTCCATAATAGGATTCGACAAAGAGACTAACCCAAAATTATTAAAGAGACTAGAGGGGATAGAAACATCTAAGTTTAATCTTATCCATGGGGATCTATGTTCAGATATATCTGAACTATTAGAAGGAGTAGACATTGTAGTCCACTTCGCCGCTCGGACATTCGTCGATCATTCATTTAGAGAACCATATTCACATTTTAAGAATACCGTCTACGCAACGTACAGTATACTAGAGCAAGTAAGGAAGTTTAAGCAATTCTATAAAAAGGATATATTATTCGTTCATATATCAACCGATGAGGTGTATGGCCAGATAGAAGAGGGATTTTTTAAAGAGAAAGACATACTCAACCCAACGAACCCATACTCCGCTTGTAAGGGCGGTGCAGAGATGATAGTCAAGGGATGGGGGAATGCTTACAAGATACCATACATAATAACAAGGTGTGAGAACGTGTACGGAAGCCATCAACATCCTCAAAAGGTGTTGCCTGTATTTGTTAAAAAGGCGGTCGCAGATGAGGCCTTACCTCTTTATGGTGACGGCAGGCATAAGAGGATGTGGTTGAGAGTAGAAGACAAGTGTTCAGCGTTATGGTATCTAATTAATAGAGATGCTAGAGGGATATACAATATAGCAGGAGGACAGGAACTAGAAAATATAGAACTAGCAAATATAGTTTTTAAAACTCTAGGTAAGCCAGACGGGAAAGTTACGTACATTCCCGATAACGATATAAGACCAGTACATGATAGGCGCTACGGAATAGACTCAAGTAAGCTCAACGAAATGGGGTGGCGTCCTAAATATGATTTAGAAAAAGGATTGGGAGAAGTGATCCAGTGGTTCGCTGATAATCCTAATTGGTCAGAATAAAAGGAGGCATCATGGACGAAGAAATAAAAATTGAAGTTAGCGAATATAGGTTGACTCTTGGTGATGTCCATATCCATGCTAAAGTCAGAAAGAATGGAAAACTGGATATAATACCAGGAACGAGACGTAGAACAGGCAATACTTTTTTATTTAATTGCAGTACACCAGAGATGGTAGCTAAAGTGGGAGCATTAATCACTAAAGCATCGTCCCTACAAAAGATAGAGGTGCTAGAAAAATGATAAAATGGATTAGACAAAGAATTAATTATCATAAGTTAGTAAAAGCATTAAAAACACTTAGAAGCCTCGATCAGTTTCTAAGGAACACAGGTGTGCCAAGACAACAGAGACGGTATTTTTGGCGTGACTTTTCACACACAGATGCCAATAGGGATCAGGTAATCAACACGCTTTTAAGAGAAGCAAAGAAGGTAATGAAATGAACATACCGTGCCTTCAATGCGGAAAGAGTAGAGAGATAAAGCTAAACGAATCAAAAGAAAACTATCTTAAGAGACGCCCAATTTGTCTTGAGTGTGGGCATATAAAGAGGATAAAGACACTAGATGGCCATGCTCCTAACTGGAAGGGCGGAAGGACTTTAGATTCTAAGGGGTATGTTTTAATATGGATTGAAGGAAGAGGTTATGTTAAAGAACATAGATATGTATGGGAAAAGCACTTTGGTAAAATACCTAAAGGTTATATCATTCATCATAAAAATGAAAACAAGGAAGATAATAGAATAGAGAACTTAGAGTGTATTACTAAAAAGGTGCATGATAAAATGAATCCCTTAATCAAGCATTTAGCTGATGTTAGATGGGGGAATATAACCAAGGAGGATGCAAAATGTCTTGCAAAGGTGTAATCCTTGCTGGGGGTAATGGAACACGTTTGATGCCCCTCACTATATCAACTAATAAGCATTTACTGAGAGTTGGCAAATTACCAATGATAGAATATCCCCTTCGGAGACTAATAGAAGCAGGGATAACAGACATCCATGTAGTGACGGGTGGGGAAAACTACCAAGGAGTAGTTAAATACTTAGGAAGCGGAAGCCGTTGGGGAGTCAAGATATCATATTCCATCCAAGATGAGGCAGGAGGCATAGCGCAAGCACTAGGTATGGCCGAGTCGTTTGCGGGCAAGTCGAAAGTGCTTGTTATTCTGGGGGATAACGTGTTTGATATGGATTTGAGGAAGTGGGTAAATGAGTTTGAGTCTTTCGATGATGTATTCTCAGCGTACTTATTTTCAGTATTGTCACGGACACCAGAAAGGTTTGGGGTTATCAAGTGGAATGATTCGATGAAGACTGCTCTTGATATAATAGAGAAACCAAAAAAATTCATTAGCAATGATGTTGTCGTTGGGATTTACATGTATACTCCTGATGTATTCCAGAAAATCAAGACACTAAAACCCAGTGAGAGGGGAGAACTAGAGATTACAGACGTTAATCGTCTTTACATAAAAGGAGATCACGCAAAGATAGTGAACGTGACTGGTAATTGGACAGACTGCGGAACGTTTGAAACATTGATGAGAGCAGAGGAAATTGGCATAGGAGAGAACAATGCAAGATAAAATGAACATTGAGTTTGACAAGCAGGGTGACGTCAAAAAAATGGGTGGGAAGAAAGTTGCCAAAGTTTTAAGGTTTAAAGTTTTCTACGACAAGAAATCTAAGTGTCCAGTAGTAGACGAGAGGACAAGATTTCTGCCATTAGTTGATTTAGATCAACAACTGCCTAAATGCAGTAAGGAACGACATATCGAAGAAAGAGAAATAGTAATGATAATATTAGACAAAGGAGCAAAATGACACAACCAAAAGAAGAGTTAAAAGACAGAGAGTTGGGTTGCAAGGAATGCAATCAGGTATTCATCTTCACAGTAGGTGAGCAAAAGTTTTATTTGGCGCAAGCGTATGATGAGCCTAAAAGATGCAAGGCCTGCCGTACTAAGAAAAAAAGAGAGCGTCAAAAAAACAGAAAGCGCTTTAAGAAGTCAATGGATAAGGCTAAGACAGTAGATGCAACCGAGGAGTAGGATGCTACAATATTTAATATTAGGCAATGGGTACATAGGAAATTATCTAGCGAGACACCTACCTAACGCAAAACTTTTGATGACAAAGGTAGGTTCTGCTGATTTGCTAAAGCAATTGTTGCTTAAGGAATACCCAAGCCACATATTAATTAATTGTGCAGGGAAAACAGGAAGACCTAACATCGACTGGTGCGAGGATCACAAGGACGAAACATTCGGGTGTAATGTCGGTCTACCAATGCAGATTGCAGAAGTGTGCCAAGAAATTAAGAACTACTGGATCCATTTGGGAAGCGGATGTATCTATGACGGGTATGACAAAGAGTACACCGAAGAAGATCCCCCGAATTATAACGGCAGCTTTTACTCTAAAACAAAGATATGGTCACAAGACATTTTGTCAGAATATGATGAACCATGTATCTTGAGAATTCGTATGCCGATAGACGATCAACTGCAGGAGAGAAACTACATATCTAAGATAATTAAGTATTCCAGAGAAGGTAAAGGCTTACTAGACAGCCCCAACTCTATGACCATGCTTAAAGATCTTTGTAGAGCGATTGAGTTTTTAGCTGAAAGAGGGCATACAGGGCAGTGGAATATTGTTAATAGCGGAGGGGTGATGGCATCAGAGATCCTCGATTTGTACAAAGAATTTGTTGATCCATCATTTAAATATAAGATAGAGCCAATAGAGAAAGTCAAGGAAAGGCTAAAAGCGGGTAGATCAAATTGCATTTTGTCTAATGAGAAGATTGAGAACGAAGGTCTGAAAATGCCAAGCCTATACGATAGCATAAGGGCAATGTTAATCAATTATGGACAAAGCAATAAGCAATAAAGGTGTCAATTATTGTGGAGTGTGCAATCAGCTATACATGGAAGGCGACGGCAAACACAAAGCAATGGAAATAGATAACACCGGAAACAGAAGGATAGTAGCTCTAAAATGCCCATGGAGTGGTAAAAAACAGTTACTGTTTAAATTAATAATCGAGGAGGAAGTATGAGCAAAGTAGACGAAGTAAAAGGGGTAATATCTGAATACGCAGGAGTTAAACTTTCAGAGGTAACGAACAACGCATCGCTATGTGATGACTTGGCGATGGACGAACTGGATCATGTAGAAGTTGTTATGGCCTTGGAAGAGAAGTTCAGTATAGAGGTTTCTGACGAGGAAGCTGAAAAATTAAAGACGGTCCAAGATGTAATAGACTACATTGATAAAAACCAAAAGTAATAAGGGAGGTTAACATGGCGAAAGAGAACAAAAGTCCATATTATGTCAATATGGATATATCCGTTGAGAAGTTAAGTAATGTGCCTAAAGAAATGATGGCCGCAGAAGTTTTCAAAAATGTGCTGATAGGATCAATTCTATCGGTAGGAAAGAAGAACGGTGGATCAAGTATGGAGGATCACCAGAAGCTCTTTAATATAAGAGAGAAGCTTGAGCAAGCTATTGAAGTAAAAGAAACTAACAAGGTAGAGTTGGCGCTAGATGAGTATAAATTCATCATGAGACATTGGAACGAGTATAGGCCAGATCCTGCTATGAATGAATTAGTGATAAGAGTAAAAAATAATCTTAAAGAAGCTCAATCGTCTAGAGATAAAGAGAGTGAAGCGGGTAAGCAATAATAGGTTACCTTGACACTATGAAAAAGCTACGGTATACTTTATTTGTTAGGAATATCCGTCAACTTCTTCTGAACAGGAGGGGATGATGAATTTTTCTATTTTGGACAAGACACATTTAGAACAAAAAGATCAAAGCTAATCGCTCCTTTTAGGGGTGGTTAGCTTTTTTTATTTGGAGGAATATGGATAAAATAGAAGCCAGAGAAATACATATAGTCGACATAAACATCTTAAATCCTGCAGAATATAACCCCAGAAAAGTAACAGACAAGCAATGGGATGAGATAAGAGAGTCGATAACCAAGTTCGGCATAGTAGACCCTCTACTAGTTAACGGCGCAGAGAACAGGAAGAATATCCTCATAGGAGGACATCTACGTCTAAAAGCGGCCAAGGATCTTGGATTCACACAAATACCAATTGTTTATATTAATATATCCGATATCGAGAGAGAAAAGGAACTAAACATACGTCTTAATAAGAACTTAGGTGAATGGGATCTCGACCTATTATCCAATTTTAGTGAGGAAATGCTCAAGGATATAGGCTTTGAGAGCCTTGAATTAGATAAGATATTCGACGAAAAGAAGGGGGAGAAGAACCCGGACGACGCCCCAGAGCAGAGAGCAACCACCACGACCAAGCAGGGTGATGTATTTATCTTAGGTGATCACCGCCTGATGTGCGGAAGCTCCACCGAAGAGGCATCCGCAGAGAAGCTGATGGCAGGCCAGAGAGCGGAGATGGTATTCACCGATCCACCTTATAACGTAAATTATACAGGGGGAATGAACGAAAACGATAAAAACTCAAGAGACGGAATAATGAATGACAATATGTCAAAAGGCGCATTCTCTGAATTTTTAAGTAAAATGTGTGAGAACATAATGAGGCATTGTGACGGAGGAGTCTATATTTGTATGTCCAGTAGCGAGATAGATACCCTAAAGACGGCCTTTGAGCAGAATGGGGGACATTGGCAATCATTTATTATATGGGTGAAGAACCACTTCACACTAAGCAGATCGGACTATCAACACACCTATGAACCCATGCTTTACGGATGGGCAAGCCGAGTAAAGAATCATGATTTTATAGAAGAAAGAAATATAGCCAATGTGTGGGAAGACCTAAACAAAGTAAAAACAGTATATGAAGACGGATGGACAAGTATCAAGTTCCAAGGGTTTGAGGTCAGAATAGAGGGAGAAGTCACGAAAGGCGAAGTCAGAAGAAAGAAGCAAAGAACCAACATATGGAGATACGATAAACCAACGAGATCCGCAGAACACCCTACAATGAAGCCAGTAGCCATGGTAACTGAGGCCGTAAGGAACAGTTCAAAAAGAGAGGGCATAGTATTGGATCTGTTTGGAGGGAGCGGAAGTACAATGATAGCCTGCGAGATATTAAACCGCAAGTGCTATATGATGGAACTCGACCCGTTTTATGTAGACGTGATAGTGAGACGGTGGGAGGAATTTACAGGGCAGAAAGCGGAGAAAATAACCGCTTAAAGCGAGGAAGGTCAAAATGGGTAAAATGGATAGGAAGCCAAGAAAGAACGGTAGACCAGATAAATTTAAGGTCAAAATGTTAGAGGATGCAGAAGCCCTAGGGGCGTTAGGACTTACACAAGACCAATTAGCAGTATACTGGGGAGTAGACCCATCAACAGTCAGAAGATGGAAAAGAAAGAACCCAGAGTTATGCACGGCACTAGAGGGGGGCAAGCAGAGAGCAAACATAACAGTATCGAAGAAGCTGTTTGATTTAGCAAAGTTAGGAGATATGCAGGCCATAAAGACATGGCTTTACAATAGGGCAAAGGATCAATGGGGAGAAGGCGCAAAGGTAGTCGTCAAGAACGATATCAAGAATACAATCAATAACAGAGGAGCGGAGAGGTTAACCGAAGATGCAAGAGGATCAGTTATTAAACAATATATCGAACGAATTAACAGAAAGTGAGAAGGTCATATTCACCGATAGTATACTAGACGGTGCATACGATCGACTGCTTGAGTTTTCTTGTGTAACCGATAGGGGTTATGAGATAGTCCCTCATCTAGAAGTGCTAGCCAATAAGTTAGAAGGCGTAGAGCGGGGAGAGATTAAGAAGTTAATGGTCTTTGCCCCACCAAGACACGGCAAAACAGAACTCACCTCAAAGAAATTCCCTGCGTGGTACTTGGGGAAGAACCCAGATAAGAGAATAATCATATCATCATATGCCGCAAGTCTGGCATCATCAAACGCTAGAGTAGTAAGGAACACCGTAGAAAGCGATATATACAATGCGATAATGGGAGTAACCACATCACAGGATAGCCGTGCCGTAGATGAATGGAACATAGCAAGCCCACACAAGGGAGGCATGATTGCGGCAGGCGTAGGCGGAAGTATCACGGGTTACGGCGCTGATGTATTGATAATTGATGATCCAGTTAAAAACAGAGAAGAGGCCGAATCAAAGGTCTACAGGGAAAAAGCATGGGAATGGTATAGAACAGTAGCGAGAACCAGACTTGAGCCAGGAGCAGCTATTATTTTGATTATGACTAGATGGCACGCACAAGATCTAGCGGGTAAGATATTGGAGGAAGACGGGGATAACTGGGACGTGGTCCATCTACCCGCAATAGCTGACAGCAAGGTAACACCTAGTGGTGATTTAATGGGGAGAGAAGACGGACAAGCGCTGTGGCCTCAAAGATATAGTGAAGAAGAACTAAAGATTACAAAAGACGACGTAGGATCAAGGGCATGGTTTGCATTATACCAAGGAACACCAAAAGATCCTGAAAGTCAGATAATCCAAAGAGAGTGGATTCAATATTATAATGAAATACCACCTAACGTTAAAAGGGGCGGAGGAATAGATACGGCAACTAGTAAGAAAACATCTGCAGATAATATGGCATTCGTAGATGTCTGCAGGGACGATGCGGGGAATTTATATGCAGACGAGGTGTTTTGTGAGAAGATAAGCGTAACACCGTTTGCTCAACATGTAAACAACAGCCACAGGACAAAGAAGTATTGGAAGATAAAGATAGAGTCCAATAACGCAGGAGAAGCAGTTAAACAGCGAATAGATGAAATCTCAAAAGCAGAAGGGAACGGAGTACCAATCAAAGCAGAGGTGACATCGACAGATAAGGTTGTTAGAGTTTATGAGTTTCAACATCTGATAGAAAATGGTACACTAAAGTTCAAGAAGGGCCATAAAAAGGTGGCCGCTTTGATAGAGCATTTGATAAACTTTGATGGAAACGGATCGGACATCGATGATGATGTAGACGCTTTAGGCTTTGGAATAAAGGCGGCTAACGAACGACCAAGGACAATACGGGTGTCATAAAAGGAGAAGACTATGGGAAAGAAACAAGTACAAGTTCATGAAAAAAAATATGTCAGTGCCGTAATGACTACTGGCGGGAATTTAGTGTTCGAGAAAGACTTCAAACAATATGAAGTTCCTGCGAGCAAACAATTAGATGTGGAAGGGAAATGGGGAGTAGAAGTAATAGAGCCTCCATACAATTTATTGCAACTGCTGTCATGGACAGAGATGTCAGTAATCCACGCCACGTGTGTAAATACCAAGGTGAGAGATAGCGTAGGCATAGGATGGCAGATCTTAGAAGAGGCAGAGGGTGAAAAAGGTTCGGACGCTGACTATAAAATACTGGTTGATTTTTTTGAAAGATGTAACGAAAAAGAAGACATCACATCAGTATGTAAAAAGATTGCATTTGACTATGAAGGGTGTGGAAATGGATACATGGAAGTAATCAGAGAAGTAAAGGGTGGGGTAAAAGAGATCTACCACGTGAGCGCCCCAACAATCAAATTATGTAAAGACAAGGAAAGGTGGCTTCAGAAGATAGGTAACAACAAAGTATACTTTAAGAAGTTTGGAGACGAGAGAATCCTAAACAGAAGAACGGGAAACTTTGTGAAGACAGTAACCCCAGAAGAGGAGGCATCAGAACTAATACAAGTCAAGCAGTATACATTCAGGTCAAATCATTATGGGTTGCCTGATTGGTTGCCTGCTATATATCAAATGTTCGGTGAGATGAAAGAGAAGGAATTTAATCTAGAGTTCTTTTCTAGCTTCGGTATCCCATCATACGCCGTCATCATTGAAGGCGGGGAACTAAACCCAGACACCGAAAAGACAATCCAAAAATACTTTGAAACTGAATTAAAGAACAATCCACATCGAACAATGGTATTCACAACACCAGAGGGCGCCAAGGTTAGATTCGAGAAGCTATCAGTAGATGCAAAGGAAGCATCGTTCAGAGTGTACCGCAAGGACAACAGGGATGATGTACTAACAGCCCACAACGTACCGCCATACAGAGCGTCAATCGTAGAGAGTGGGTCATTAGGTGGAAGCGTGGCTGAAGATGTAGATAGAATCTATCTAGACTCAGTAATCAATCCAAGGCAGAAAGACTTCACATGGGTAATCAATGAATTGCTAATCAAGGAAGTGTTTGAAATAGAAGGGTGGATATTCGAGTTTGAGGATATTGACATCAGAGACAAAGAGAAGCAAGCGGAGATAGATCAAAAGTATTTTAATATGGGGGCAAGGACACCAAACGAGATACTAACCGCACAGGGGAAAGATCCATACGAAGGCGGAGATACATATTATATACCACACAGCATGATACCAGTGGGTGCAATAATGGAGGAGAAGAGGATAAAGGATGTCAAAGGTAAAGGAACTACAGACAAAATTTCTGGCGAAGAAGCAGGAGCGGCTCAAGATCAGTACGACCCAGAGCCTGAAGCTTGAGATACCAGAAACAATAAGGACGTACATCAATAAGGCTAGGAAAGGTCTCGGTAAGAACTGGAGAGATCAGAAGCCTTATATGACAATAGAAGAGGACTACGCTGACGCCGTGCATAAAGAGTTTTTAAGACAGCATAAGGAGTCCATAAAGTTCTTTAATAAAAAGGGAGCGTTTAAGAGCCTAGAAGCCTACTCAAGACGGAAGCATCCAGAACTCTACGAGAAAACCAAAGCGGCCGACACAAAAGAAATAGACAAATGGTTTAAGGGATGGGCTAAGAGCGTAAAGCCTGAGAAGATGGAAGAGGTCATGGAAACGTATAATACGAAAGCGGCCACTCTCGGAGGAAACAAAGCGCTAAGTGATCTCGGAGTAAGCCTAGCATTTGATCTAAAGGACTCTGCGCTAATAGAAGAAATAAAGACACGAGGGGTGAAGATAACAGGGGAAGTCACCAAGAAGACCCTTAAAGATTTCAGGAGCATTATGTACAAGGGGTACATGGAACAAGGCGTATCACCCTATCAGCTAAAGAAAGACATTAAAGGGATGTTCGAAGAAACCTATAAGAACAGAGCATGGGCGATAGCTAGGACAGAAACAGGCGTCGCCTCGTCTACATCACAACATACAACATACGTCAAAAATAAAGTAGAGAAAAAGGAATGGTCATCAATCCTCGATACGCATACCCGTGAAAGCCATATGTTAGCAAACGGTCAGGTCAGGAGGATGGACGAGCCATTTAACGTAGGCGGAACACTAATGGATCACCCGCACGATCCACTCGGCCCTGCGGCAGAAGTTATCAACTGTTATGACGACAAGACGGAAGTACTGACCCATGAGGGGTATGTATTATTCGAAAACTTGAAAGAAGATATGTCTATCGCAACACTCAATCCCAAAACGAGAGAGATCGAATACGACATCCCAAAGAAACGCATAAATTATCGTCATAGAGGAATGATGGTTCATTACAAGAGCAAGACAGTCGATCTAATGGTGACAAAAGGGCATCAAATCCCTACAGTGAATAGATGGAAGAAAGATAAAGGGGTAATAACCATAACGATGAAAGAAGCAATAGATCTCAATCAGAGCGAGATGATTGCGAAAAAAGCAATCTGGAAAGGTGTCCATGATAAGTGGATGGTCATCAATGGGTTTAAAATGGACAGTAAACTGTTTATGGAATTCCTAGGATGGTATATTGCAGAAGGCTCAACAACCGTAGTTGATGATCCAAGGAAAAAATATAAATATCAGATATGCATTACACAAAGTAAAGAGAAGAATGGAGATAAATATAAAAGGATACTGGGTGTTAGCTCAAAGTTATTCAAAAAAGTGTGGGCAGGCTCAGACAAAGTCTTTATAGTAAATGATGATGTCGGGTACGCATTACATTTACTGGGAAAAAGTTGGGAAAAGTACATACCCTACCCAGTTAAGCAATTCAACAGGGATCATCTGAATATATTGCTAGATGCGTATTGCCAAGGGGATGGTCATATAGTACAAAGGGAGAGCAATCATTCTAAGCGTAGGATTTTTTTTACATCATCAAGTCAATTGGCTGATGACATAGGAGAATTGATAATAAAGTGTGGGAAGAGTCCATCCTTTATGTTCCCTACAGAGCATGACTATAAGAAAGTGAAGTTTAAGAATGGAAGTTACTTTATTAAACATCCATGCACATGGATATTTGAAAATAATTCTGATTATTTCTATTTGAATAAAAATTACAGGAACTTGACTAAATATGACGGTCAAGTGTTTTGTGTTGAAATGGCTGTAAACCATATAATAAATGTCAGGAGGAATGGGAAGGTTATATGGTGCGGAAACTGCAGATGCGGTGAGATACCAAGGGTCACGGAAACGATAACGGAAGAGACAGCATGGACGGGAGGATAAAAATGTTTAGAAAGTTTTTATGTTTTATGGGATGGCATCAATGGCAATGGAATTTAAAGATGGATGAGACTATTTATCTGACTAAAAGTAGAACGTTTGTAATACCAGATCGTGCTAGGTGCTTTTATTGTGGTACTAGATATAAAAAGAAAAAAGAGGAAAAAGAAGAGTGCTGTGATATAGGGACTCATGGATGTAATAAAGGAATTAGCCTTACTCGAGGAGTTATATCTGCAGATAAGTGCCTAGACGGTGTAGAGGTTGTAATGGCACTAGAGGAAGAGTTCGGGATAGAAATAGCAGACGAGGAGGCAGAAGAGATCAATACAGTGGAAGAGATTATCAAACTAGCAAAAGACAAGGTAGTAAGGAGATAAGTATGCCAGACAGTAAGTACAAGAATGGCACTACATACAAAGAAGGGGATTGCAGGGGTAGCAAAAACCCAAACTGGAAGGGAGGGGCATCATACCATTACCTAAAGAAAATTGGCAAGTTTGTATATAAAGACAAGCCTGCTATTGTGAGGATAGACAAAGAATGTACGATTTGCGAAAAGAGTTATAAAGTCATCCCATCGCAAAAAGAAAGTAAGTTCTGTTCAAGAGAATGCTATTACAAGTCCCTCAAAGGAAAAGACATGACGCCATTATTAAAAGCAATCAAGTGGAGAGATACCAAGCCAGAAAAGATTATGCAAGGAGCATTAGACCGCCTAGGGATAGAGTATATAAAACATAAACATATCGGGAAGTATGAGATAGATTTTTACTTGCCTAAACATAGAATCTGCCTAGAGGTGTTTGGCGACTACTGGCATACAAAAAAGGAAGTATCGGATAGGGATACAACTAAAGCATCTTTTTTGGTTGCTAACGGATATAGATTCTTGTATTACTGGGAAGAGGACATACAGAAGAACTATAGAAACTTAGATGATGTAATAAAAGAAGAGATATACCAAGAAGGAGTTGGAAGCCATGAGCCAAACAATTACTAAAGTCGAGGAGAATGCTAAAGTAATAAGGATACCAGTAGCAGGGGAAGAGGGGAAACATAGCGGTCATAAAATAAGAACGATCGTCGTATCTGCTAAACAGGGCATCAAGGCTTTATACTGCGTTGATGATAAAAAGATAATCACTTACATCTTTTTAAAGAGTAAGGGTTGGACATTGGCAAGCGCTAAAAAATGGGTTAGGGAACACGCACATAAAAATAAAAACTTAAAAGAGATCCACGTAGACCAACTGCCAGAGTTTACTCAGATAGTATGCGTGGTGAATGATGAAACAAAAATGTTTGAACCTAGTAGCCCTGCGTTTATGTTGGAGGATGACATAGCAGACTTCACAACGGGGATGGATTTACTTGCAGAAAGTGGACAAAACATTGACAAAGAGTATAAAAAATATTATCATAGTGTTATAGAGAACAAAAACGAAAGTTTTAACGAGGAAACTCTAAGGATAGTAAGTATCGATGAAGATAATTTTATTAGTGCTATTGTCGGTGTCCAAAAAGATAAAACTTACCATGCAATCCACTCCTATTTGTTTGCAACAAAGTTTTGGGATATTGATGACGTTGAAAAGGTTGCTGATGTGTTTAGTTCAGGTTCAACCGAATCCGCAAATGAGGAGGATAGCATGAAGAAGACCGAACCAGTAGAAACAACAAAACAAGAAACGATGGAATTAATAAAACTCGATAAGCAGAAGCAAACTGTTTATGGTGTATTTTTATGGCCAGAGAAAGCTGACCATGATGGAGATGTAATATCTGCAGAAGACATCGAAAAGGTAGCCCATGACTTTATAGTGGACTACAGAGACATCGATGAGATGCATAAGCAAGAAACACTTCACGCCGACATCGTAGAGTCATTCATCGCATGGGAAGATGATATCGACTACTATGGGAAGAAGCTAACTAAGGGAGCATGGGCGGGAGCAATCAAAATTCATGATAGAGAAGTATGGGATAAAGTCCTATCTGGAGAATACAAAGCGTTCAGCGTAAGAATCTCAGGGGTGAGAGAACCGATAACCGAGGAGGGTGGAGATGAGTAAACCCAGAGCCAAGAACAGGCTACACGCCAAATCAGTTGATCGAATTGCGATTGTAGATAGACCCGCCGTACCAGACGCTCAAATAGTAGTATTTAAGCGCAGAAGCGGTGAACCCATTCTACCTATTGTCAGTCTAGACAAATCATGGTCTGACAAAGAGGCTCAAGCAAGAGTCATAGCATGGGCAGGAGGTCAAAGCAATCTCGACTTGGAAAAGTACAGCAAGGCATTTGTTTATGTAGATAAAAAAGATGCTAAAAACCCAGAAGCGTATAAGCTACAATACGCTGATATTATAGATGGTAAGCTTCAAGCTGTGCCTAAAGGTATATTCGCCGTTGTTAAATCCTTAACTAGCAGAGGCGAGGATAAGATTTCAATGGAAGACCGCAAGACTGCGTTAAGCCATTGTAAAAACTATTATGAAAAGATGGACGCTGATTTTCCAGAGATCACCGTCAAAGTCTTAGAGAAGGGATTATGGTACGCAGACTTTATGACTGCGTTTGCCTTCAAAGGAACACAGGCGGCAGTTGACGCCTTGGAAGATGAAATCTGGGATGCGATATACACAAACGATGGGAATCAAAAAAAGACAATTAAAAAGGCCTTTGCTGATTTCACCATTGTGGTCCGAGACGTATTAGGGAAACTGGTAAAAGAAAAAGCCATCGATGATGGAGCGAAACTCACCAAAGAAGACATAGTCAGGTCATTTAATAGAGGAATGGCCATCTCAGCTATGTCGGAAACACTCGCATATTTCAGAACAAATATAGCATATTTAATTATGGCATACTCAAGTCTGGAAGATCCAGACGGAACAATTAATGAAGTAGTCGCATCTTGTCAGAAGCGGATACTCAATAACATCACAGATATCGTGGCCAATAAAAGGAAGAGTGGAGAACAACTTGAAAAAGTTGGCCGATCTATTTCAAAAGAGAATCTGAGTAAACTTATGGAAGCTGTGTCCATTATACAGGGCATGGTAGACGCAACAGACAGCCACACGGATACTAAACACGCAAAGGAGGCGGGTAATATGGAGAATGAAAAATTAGAGCAAATGCTCAAAGATTTTGGTAGTGTCTCCGTCAGCGTCAAGAATATAACAGATATCATGACCGCAAAGGGTTATTTTTTGACCGAGGAAGAGATCACTAAAGCTAGATCCGATAAGGAAACAGCTGATGAAAAATCCGACCTTGAGAAGAGAGCCGAAACATTGGGTCTTGCAAAAGATGCAACTGAAGAAGCTATCGTAAAAGGTGAAACCGAAGTAAAGGAAAAAGCTGATGTGAAAGCAAAAGCTGACCTTGAAAAGAAAGATAAAGAAGAAGCCGATAAGGTGGAAACTGAAAAGAAAGATAAAGCAGACTTGCTTGATCGTTTAGACAAAGTAGAGAAAACTCTTGAGGGAGTACAAAAGTTCTTTACTGGATTTGAGAAAAGATTTGGTAAAACATCTCTAGAAATGGGCGAGGAATCGCCAGAGAGTGGAGAAAAAAAAGATCCATTCGCTAAAGCACTAAGAGGGTAAACATAAGAAAAAGAGAACGGGTAAAACCGTAAAACTTTTTTTCGATAGAAGGAGAAGTGAACGATGAAAGACAAAATTGCTCAGATGTTAGAAAAGGCCTTCACCACTGGCGATTTAGCCGCAGGTGGTCTTTTAAACCCTGACCAATCTACACGTTTTGTCCAAGGTATCATCGACAACTCAGTAATAATTAAAGAGTGTCGCAAAGTGCCAATGACAGCTGACAAGCGTCAGATTGATAAAATCACATACGGTAGTGATATCTTGCAAAAGCCTAACGCCGTAGGAACTGTACCAACAACTACTTCGAAGCCAACAACTTCAAAGGTGACGTTGGATGCTCAAGAAGTTATCGTTGCCATTGATTTGGGATACGATGCCTTAGAAGATTCAATCGAAGGTCAAGGATTATTTAATACTATAATGGAGCTTACTGATAAGGAAGTTTCAAAAGAGTTAGATAATCTATTATTAAACGGTGACACTGCAGGTGGTACTGGTGATTATTTAGAAATACTTGACGGAATCATGAAGCAAGTAACAACTTATACTTATGACGCATCTTCTGCGACTCTAAGTGATACTGTACTTTTTAACATCTTAAAGTTGTTAGAAAGCAAATATTATGACAATGAATCTGATCTAAGATACTATGTCAGTCATTTAGCTCGTTTGGATTATGTGAAAGCATTAGCAGACAAGGGTGTTGATTCAGCTTTCGAGCAGTATCTAATCAAAGCTAACGAGCCTGCTTTCCAAGGCACGCCAGTTCGCAAAGTTCCTGCAATCGCAACTTATAACATAGGTGGCGGATCTCCAGTAGTGAACGGATCTAAAGCTTTATTGATCAACCCTAAGAACATCATCTGGGGCATCCATAGAGATATTACTTATGAGTTCGAAAGAGTACCTCGTAAGAGAATCGTCGAAGTTACAATGACCATGAGAATGGACGTTAAACTTGAAGAAGAACTAGCAGTTGTTAAAGCAACAGCGATAGCACATTCTACATAAGTAGAAGGTAAATAGAATAAGGGAGGGGAGGCAATAGTCTTCTCTCCCTTGTCCCAAAAAGGAGGTTAAAGTGCCAAAGGTAAAGCTAATAAGGCAACGTGGTTCACATTCATGGGGGAACAAAACATTCGACGCAGGCAAAGTCTACGATGTAGACGACATGACCGCCAACTACTTAGTAGTTCAGGAAAAGATCGCAATAGAAGTTACAGATGACTCAACAGCATCAGAAATATACCGACCACCGTCTCTAAAAGCAGACGACACCAAATTACAAATAGCATTGATACGTGTAGGGGGAATAGGCGACTCTCTAGAGTTAGCCGCACTAGCAACTGCAGTAAAAAGGGAATATCCACACTCGATAACGTCATTATATATAAGAGATCAACCCGGACGAGACATCATCGTCAACAACCCATCAGTAGATAGAGTAATCATAACAGGGAATATCGTATGGAAGGATCTGGTCAGTAAGGTTCTGACTAAGAATTATGATATCGTATATGATAGCTGTTATATGACTAAAGCATTTTATAAAAACAAAACGCTATATGGGGAGAGACAAAAGGAGTGCGACAAAGCATTCGAACCATACAAAGAGTTCAGAGACAACTTCCCTATGAAGTGCAATAAGATGGCTAAGAAGTTTAAGGGCAACAATAGCAACCTCGCCCTGCAGACAGCCTGTCTCGAAGGAAGCCACGATGACCTATTCATTCATTTAACAGAAGCGGACTTCAAGATGGTGCCATTATTAGGGGGAGACAAATACGTCACCGTCCATAATGGAGCAGACATAGCCCGACAAACTAAGTGCTGGGATATAAACCACTGGCATAAAGTGGCCGCTCATCTAATTGCAGAAGGATATAAGATCGTACAGTTAGGGAAGCCATTCGAATCAGCCATAGAAGGTGCAATCGACATGAGAGACAAGACGAGTTTGACTGAAGCATCCGCTCTCATATCAAAAGCAACATTCCACATAGATACCGAAGGGGGACTAGCGCATATCGCCAGAGCAGTACGAACAAGAAGCGTTATTTTATTCGGTCCCACTCCTATGAGTTTTTTCGGATACAAAGAGAATGTGAATATAGTAACACCGATCGAATGCGTAGATTGTTGGTGGACATCAAGTCACTGGTGGCAAGAATGCCCAAAAGGGTATCCTCTACCGCCAAAGTGTATGCAAGCGATCACACCAGAGATGGTAATAGATGGGATAAAGAAGATCGAGAAGATGAAGCGGATGGCGCCAAGGAAAGTCGAAGAGAAGAAAGTAGACATGACCGACGGCAATGAGAAGTTCGCAATAGATCTAGTCCTCAACGAAGCCCACTACAGAGCCGAGCCATGGCAGTTGGAAAGAGTAGAAACCATGATGTCCGAAGTAGAGGGGTACAATAAGGTGCTAGAGGTAGGAGCGGGAGACGGCTACTGCACGAAGGTACTGGCCAAGAGAGGCCACGACGTGATTGCGACAGAGATATCCCAGATAAGGCTCGAAAGGATGCGTAAGGACGGCATAAGGTGCGAATACGCCGACGTTTGCAACCTACCATTCCCCAATGACAGCTTTGATGCGGTTATAGCAGGGGAAATCATAGAGCATATGGATGATATGTGGAAAGCATGGAAAGAAATAGAGCGCGTCTGCAAGCCAAACGGCAAGATAGTTATATCAATACCGATCCACCCAGACCACGACAGCTTCCCTTTACACAGATGGGCGATCAGGCATCATGAAATATTGAGGAACGGGCATAAGGATATGCTTGTTTTTGCAATGAAACGGATAAACCGGGAGAAGTAATAAAGATGGTTAAGATAATAACTATGGCAGATGACAAAGAAACTGCAATAGGGATGTTGGCTTTGCTTGGGTATACAGTACAGGATATAGATTCAGAGACTCATATAATAGATTCTGAACTAAAAATAGTAATGAAGCTCAGTGAGTGGGGTGGTTTTTATAATGGACGTATGATCAAGAATGACATAACATCGCTAATCCAATTGTCCGACTCACTACAAGAAACAGATAAGAATAAAGGCAAGAAATACCGCATTGTATTTGGTATTTGTTTTTGTCTTGTTAACCCTGTGCCAGAGAGCCATGCACACCCAGTATCCTATCCAATAGGAACAGTCCTTGAATACGTTAGGTGTGATGACAGCGAACAAAGAATATATATGAAAGACCAATGGGGAATCGAGTTTTGGATTACTAAGCTTAATTACGATATGGCGTGCGAAGAGGTGCCGTCTGATGGCTAAGAAACTATTTGAAATAGAATGGGACGATAGCCTCGGATCAGAGTGGATCAGTAAATATAATTTGGAATCATGTTTATTCGGGAAGAAACACACGGATCCACAGAGAGTAACGACCAAAGAGATCACAACCGAGGAATTATTAAAGATGGTAGTTAAGAGGTTCAAGGATGAGCCTGATTTTAGATTTGAATTAAAGAGGATGGCGAAAGAAGTAATGAAAAAGAAATAAGGGGAACACTATGCCACAAGCAGGGCTGAACGACACAATTTGTTTTGAAGACAGACACAGTAAAATGGCCGACGCGATCAAGGGTAAATATAACTTTTTCGAGAAGGACAAGAATGTAATCGGCATCGCCGGGAAATCAGGAGCAGGAAAGACAGAATGTGCAATGAAGCTTCAGGCCAAGCTCACCTCTATGGGAATACCAAGCTATATATCCTCACTGGATAGCTTCTACGTACTAAACCCGCTAGAGAGAACAGAGAAAAGGAAAACACCGGGACACATAATAGGAATCAACGAGATAGACTGGCTCAAAGTCTACCACATGGTAGGAGACTTCAAGGATGCAAAGTATTTCAGGGACAGATACTGGGATAAGCATCTGCAGAACTATATCTATGCGGGAATACCCTCAGAGTTGCCAAAGGTACTCATTATAGAAGGGCTATACGCTTGCACTAGTGTGTTTAACTTTGATTATAAGGTGATGATAGACGTAACAAACGATGAAACATACCAATTCAGAAAGAATAGAAAGAAAGAGGACGCTGACGACTCATTCAGGAAACACGTACTAGAGAAGGAAGCTCTAGACGTCGATCGGATAAAAGGGAATGTCGATCTAGTCCTGTCATATAATGGGGACATAAAAACATGACACCAATACAAGCGGCAACATCAATAGTCAGCCTCATTGTGATAATTTTCAATATATGGTTGCTTTATAAGATGAAGAAGAACAGGGAACGCTCTATGTATCGGATGAAATTATTGTCACGGAATAAAGAAGCGTTAAATAAACTAGTAGAAGAATCGGGAGGTTCTAAATGAAACCAGTAAGTATTATAATACCATCATGGAACAACCTAGAATATCTTAAAAAGTGGTTTGAAACATTCAGGGCTAAAAACGCTCATCCCGAATATGAGATTATTATTATAGATCAAGGTTCAACCGACGGGTCTATCGAATTTCTTGAAGGAATCAGGGATAATTGGGGCATAAAAGAATCAACAGGGATGGCAACAGGGCTAGGTAAATTCATTATAATAAGAAATAGTTCAAATACGGGGTCTACAGGGGCATGGAATCAGGGCATAAAGGCCTCTAAGCACCAGTGGATGGCCATAATGAACTCAGACATAGAGTTCTTACGGGATAACTGGTTAGAACGCTTCCTAGAGCAAGCAAAGGACGATGTAGGCATAGTTGAGTGCCTTGAGACGATATGGAATAAGGAAACACGATGGGCAGGCGCCTCAGGATTTTTATTAAATAGGAAGATGGTCGAAGATATAGGGATGTTTGACCAGAAAAACTTCTGGGGCTTCTGCGGGGACACCGATTACTGGATAAGATGCGATTGGCATAAGTGGAAGATGGGATGGTGTACAGAGATCCTTTATTTTCACCACTGTGGAGGAACGCACAGAAGAGGGATGCTGAAAGACTCAGCGCCAAAAGATCATGAAGAAGCTAATAAACTACTAAGAGTAAAATGGACAGCGCAGGCAATCTCACAAGGGTGGAATAGGCCAAGGTTGACAGAAGAGAGATGGTTGCAGGAAGAGCGTAAAGCGGGAAGATTGGCGTGACGGGAACAGAGTTTATAATATTATTAGTGATTTTATATTTTTTAACTTTTGTATAATGAAGAAAGAAAAATATCTTAATGAATTAAAAACACTAAGGCAACGCCTGACCAAAGCGTATGCATTCAAGGATTGCGCTCCGTACATAATATTCAAGCCAGAGATTTTGAAAAAAGCCGTAGATCTTCTATACATGGAAGAAAGCATATCCAAAGATTTAATAAAGTTTTACAATGAAGTCAATTTGAGGAAAGGGATACCGATCGAGTTTGTCCAAAAAATGATTCACGCAATAAGTATGAAGGAGTGTGAATAATATGAGAGTGCCATGTTGGAACTGCCAAGGGAAAGGAACAATTGAAGATTGCGCATCAGTGAAGAGAGAAAATAACGGCGTCCCTACCGCAAAGATATGTCCAGAGTGTGAGGGGTCGGGAATGATCGAAGCAGGGTATAAAGCACAACAGCTCAAAGAGCGTCAAGAAAAAGAAGAGGAGTAAAATGTTAGCATTTAGTAAAGATAAAATCATTTCACATTATGATAAGGCCAAGATAATCAAAGAGGGGCGTATGCCGAACCCTAGGATGGCCTTAATGTATCCAAGCTATGCCTGCGGACACAGCTGTGCAGGGTGTCATTATAAGGACTGGAATAAGGATCACTCAAAGAGTCCGTTTATGGATTTTACCAAGTTCTGTGAAACGGTTCACGAATTAGAGTTGATGGGGATCGAGGGGATAGAATTTTGCGGAGGCGGAGAACCAACGGTCCACCCAGACTTTAAAGAGATGGTCAAATTTATCACGCTAGGAAAGAAAATGAAGTTCGGATTGTTCACCAATGCGGAAGGCATCGATGACGAGACGGCCGAAATCCTATCTAAAGAGGCAAGCTATGTCAGAGTGTCCATAGATGATGAAGCGGAATGGGATAACATAGACAGGCTAGTGGTAGCGAAGAAGCGGAACAAGAGCAAATGTCAGATAGGGGCGAAGATCCTCGTAAACGAAGTCAACCTTTGTGACTTAGATCAGAAAGTTAGGAAAGCCGATATATACGAAGTAGATTATATCCAAGTCAAAGCGGAGAAGCCTACAAAGCATCCACTAAAAGACAAAGAAGGGGTAATGCGTTATTTAATCTTGCTTGAAGAGCATCTAGATAACAATATCAAGATACATGGCAACCTATACCACACAGAACTCAAATGCGATTGTTGGTTAACACCGATCCATACGATGATAGATGTATATGGTGACGTATATTTGTGCTGCTACTACCAGTTCAGAGAGGAATCTCACAAAATAGGGAATTGCTTTAATAAATCCTTCAAAGAGGTGTGGCATTCAGAAAGACATAAAGAGGCTATTAAGAATATCGAGCCTAAATCTTGTAATGTTTTTGATTGCCGGTTCCACCACTATTCAAAGCACATGAAAGACTTTATGGAGAATGGACATATAGAATTTATTTAAAAGAAAGGCAAAATGAACAAAGGAGGTCAGGATGAGTACACCAAGAAAAGGCGAATGTGGCGGAACACCAAGAGTTGGAAGATCAGGAGATGTTAAGCCTAGAGGTACAGGTGCAGGTACAGGTGCAGGGACAGGTAGAGGTACAGGCGGAGGTAATCGTAGGCAAACACCTAGTAGCCCTAGTAAGAAAAAATAATTAATTATTAAAGGTGATTGGGGAGCGCTGTGTTTTGACACAGTTCGGCAAGAGCCAGAGTAATCACCCCTCATAGAAGTTATTCGTAGATAAGAAATTAGTTATCTACGATTGATATATCGAAACATTTATAAAAGGAGAAATATGAAGAAGTATAGGGCAAAGCCAGTAGTGATCGAGGCAATAAAAGTATCTGATGTTTTAAGACAAGCTGAAAAGAATTGGGAAGAGTTACCTGAGTGTATTAAAGAAATATATGAAAAGGGTGATATTCTTTTTTCAGCAGGGGAGATATACATAAAAACTTTAGAAGGGAAGATGACCGCTAATTATGATGATTATATAATTAAAGGTGTTCAAGGCGAATTATACCCTTGTAAGCCAGATATATTTGAACAAACCTACGAAGAGGTGATTTCTTAAATAAAACCGCAGTGTAAAGGAGGGGCATGGACACAATAAAAGTAAATATAAGTTTCGCTTTACTAGAAGATATGGCCAAGACTCATTTATCAACGAATAAAGATGTATTGGATCAGATACCCAAAGAGGAATTAATAAAGGAGTTTAGTTTATCTGAGATTACTATCATGAAAGATAAGAAGTTCATCACTTTAGAATTAAATAGGAAACTAATAATCGAATCATAATGGGGATAGCAGACGGCGTCGACATAGTAGTTTTAAACTACAACGGAAAAGATAAACTCGAAAGGTGTATTGACAGTATTAAACACAACACCGACGGGGAATACTCGCTTATTATAGTTGACCAGAACTCAAGAGATGGATCCAAAGAGTGGATGATCGAGAACCATATCGCATCACACCTAATCCTAAACAAGCGCAACGTAGGAGTAGCCGAGGGGAAGAACCTAGCCATAAGGGGAAGCAATCACCCATGGATAGCATTTATAGATAGCGATATAGAAATAGTGGATCCAAACTGGTTAGATAAAATGTGGAATTATACCATAGACAGGAAAGTTGGGTTGATAGAGGCAAGGGTGAAGACGGTAACGCCAAATGAACAGTATTCAGGATTCGGGAGAACATCCTTCTGTATGATTCGCAGACAGTGCTTAAATGAGATAGGACACTTTGACAAACGGTTCTTTTTGAGAGAAGATATAGAGTGGGGAGCGAGGCTTGAGTGGAGTTGGTGGAAGCGGGCTTATTGTTTTGATACTGTTATACTCCACCATAGAGAAATACAAGAGGGCAACGTGGAACATATAAGGCTTATGGATTTAAAATACAGTCAGGAATTTTTAAAAGCAAATATGTGGGATAGCGAAGGCCAAAGGATAAAGAAAGAAGAGGAGTTGATCCATGGAAACAGTAACGGTTGAAATGCCAAAATATGATTATACAACACAAATACCAAGCCAAGCCACAACGGCAGAAATGCCACAGTATGATGTGGTGACCGAGTTGGAGGAGGGATAGAATGTCTCCTTCAGTTTATGTTAAGAGGGGATATAACCAGAACTCAGCGCACAAGGGTGTCCCCCGTTCTGATGAAGGAAAAGCGAATATAAGGGAAGCTATCAGGAAGAGCTTTGCCGAAGGGAGAGTCCCGTCTTTTACTGGTATGAAACATTCGAAAGAATCAAAAACAAAGATGAGCAACAGCAGGAAAGGTCAATTCTTAGGGAAGATGAATCCCATGTATGGAGTGAGGCTTACTAAAGACAAGAATGGAAACTGGAAAGGCGGTATAACCCCATTGATGGCCAGTATCAGAACTATGGATAAATATTTAGACTGGCGCATTAAGATTTTTACAAGAGACAATTATACTTGCCGGGAATGCAACGACTCTATAGGTGGTAACCTAGAAGCACATCACATTAAGAAACTTGCTAAAATAATTAGAGAGAAAGCAATACTGACTATAGAAGATGCCCAAGTATGTAAAGAACTATGGGATATAAATAATGGCAAAACTCTATGCCAAGAGTGTCACAAGAATACTGACAATTTTGGCAATAGGATCAATTAAGGAGAAGATCCATGGATATTCGGGTTGGTGATTTTGGATTCGATATACCTTTTACAATAACAGACGATACAGGAGAGGCTGTGCCTTTAACTGGTGTCGCTGAGATAAAGTTTAAGGTTGTAGACATTGAAAGTTATAGGAACTTGCTAGACGGCACATGTGTTGTCGTTGAAGCACTTGCAGGAACTTGTAAATACACCGTTCAACAGAACGATTTTAAAAAAGAAGGTAACTTCTTTGGTACACTGAGGCTAAAATACAGCGCCTCTAAATACGTTTCATCCAAGAAAATTTTCATAACGGTAGAAAAATCCTTGGGCGGGACTTAAAAATATGTTATTATAGAAGTGGTGAGCTTCTTACATTGTCAAAAGGAGGATTTGAACAATGAAAAGCGGAGAAATGCTAAAGATTAAAGGTTTCGCACGTGTGCAGATCGTGAAGGACGGTAAAGTAGTCGGCGATTCTGGTTTTGTAAAGAACCAAGTCGTCAATCTTGGATTCCAAGACTATATCGTTGGAGCAATCGGCGCTGTTGCGGGAAGTAAACAAGTTAGCCACATGGCTATCGGAACAGGAACTGCTCCAGGCGCAGCTGATACATCATTGGCTGGCGAAACTGGCGCAAGGGTAACAACTTCAAATAGTGCTGTGGCCTCTAAGACTCTACAGACCACTGCACAATTTGCAGGAACAGATATGGCTAGTACTTGTACTATTCAGAACGTAGCGTTGGTTAACACATCAAGTGGTGGTACAATTCTTTGTGGTACTACTTATGCGACAAGCCAATGGGCGAGCAACCAAAATGTGAATGCCACATATCAATTAAGATTTTCATAGGTTGATATTTAAGCATTGACCATTGAGGGTAGATATGATATAGTGTATCTCAAATAAGGAGGTTCACTATGGAAAAACAATTAGAAAATAAGGATGAGGGTCATAGCGAAAGTTATGACCCTTCTCTTTTAGACTTAACGAAACTTGAGGGAGTGCATATAACAAATGATGGATATGTGAAGTGCAAAACCCCTAAAGGCCATCTTACTAGAAAGGGAAAATGGATTTTAGAACACCGCCTTGTTATGGAAAAGAAGATAGGGAGGTGCTTAACTTCAGAAGAAAAAGTCCACCATAAAGACGAAAACAAGAGAAACAATCACGAGGACAACCTTAAACTTTGTAAAAACAGTAAAGAGCATTCTAAGAACCACGACCCCATGCAAAGACAGAAAAGGTTCGCAGTCTTACACAACGAAGAGTGGATTAGGAATAAATACATTAAAGAATGTAAGACTATATCAGAAATAGCGAATGAACTTGGATGTGCTAGATTCTCTGTTGATAGAGTCTTGACTAAGTTTAATATACCTAGAAGAACATATACAGTGACCAAGAAGGTTCTGGAATGTAGGGGCAAAGGCTCAAGAGCTAAAAAGCCTAGAAGCGAGGAAGTCTTGTGGAAAGGCTGTGGCCTAGATTGGATCAAAAAAGAATATACCGAAAAACAAAGGTCATTCAGAAACATCGGGGAAGAGGTTGGATGGCATAAAAATAAAGTCAAAAAATACCTTGAACATCTGGGCGTTCCGATACGCTCGCACAAAGAACAGGCAGGAATGTTCCTCACGAACTACAACAAATCTAAAAAATAATCCGCACACTCGCCTATTGTAAAAACCTCATTTTGATGTACAATATTTCAAAGAGTTAAAGCGACTCTATCAAACAAAGGAGGTAACAAGTGGCGAAATGTTGTAATGGTAAAAAGAAGATTCATAGACCCACCAAGAATATTCTCAAACTTTTAGAAAAGCATAAAAAAGGAATAATGCTAGACGTTGGATGCGGCGCCAACAAACAGAAAGGATCTGTTGGACTAGATATGCGCCCGATGAAGGGAGTAGACATTGTCCATAACGGAGAGGAGACACCATACCCTCTACCAAA